GATTGCCCCAGAGAAGAGGAACTAATGATTGAGAACACTATTACCGTAACCGGAACTGATGTGAATGTTGGCGAGGCTGTGGACGCTGTAATCAACGGCGAAGCAGACCTTAGCGTCACTTACGAATACAAGAGCGCAGATATGTATGGTCTGGGCGAAGACCCTCGTCAGGTGGGTGCTGATGTTGATGTTCAGACACTTGTGCCTATCACCAACGAAGACCTTGACAGTTTCCGCTTGCAGTTCCCTGCTATTGACGCTGAGGTGGCTATCAATGACTAAGTTGTCACCTCGTGCTGAGACCGCGCTAGATATGTTGCGTGAGAAGCACATCGCTTACACGATTGCCAAGGCGACCATTGAGTCGCAGTTGAAGCAGGAACTTGCTACACGCTTGTCTACTATCCGCCACGACCGCGATATGGCTTTGCGCCTCGCTGCCGAGGAGGGTGTCCCTAAGACTCAGTTGGGTAAAGCCATTGGCACAAGCAACTACCGCACCGTTCAGGAGATTATGGCTCTGACTGATGGTGTTGTTGCTTCGGTTGAGTCCGGTGGCACATCGATCGATGTTCGGGCTTCGTCAGACATTGGCGAGTTTGAGGTTACTGTCACCAACCTTGGAGAGCAACGCCTATCCGGTGTTGTCTTGTTGAAGGTTACTGACGGCGGTCTCGACTACATTGACGGTGACGCTTTTATCATCCCTCAGTTGTATCGTGCCGGACTCGTTGATGATGTTATTGCGCGGATTACGCGAATCGGTGACAACTAATGGTCTACTTTTCTGGTGATGACAACGATGACGGTCTCAGACCGTTCGACTTCGATGAGGTGCTTCAAGAGGCGCGTAATCACGAATCCCTAATTGCTGAGGCTACTGGTGAGCGTTACATTCAGGTTGGTATTCACAACTCTGACGCTTACGACTTCGAGGTGTGGGCTGACGGTGGGCGTTTCGGTGTGAAGACCCGATACTTCATCGACTTTATGGAACTTCGTGCCGAAGCAAAGTCGCTTTACCCTGAGGCTGATTGGGATGAAGTTGGATGGTAGACGCACCGCTACGACCGTATGACTATCAGCAACGCGACATTGACAACCTTGTAGCCCACGATGGCACAGGTATTATTGCTACGCAGGTTGGTGGCGGTAAGACCCTTGTTGCCATCGAGGTTGCTAAAGCGTTGGGCACAGGTTGCAACCTTGTGATTGCGCCTAAGGGAACACATAAGCGCGCGTGGGAGAAAACCATTCAGCGTCAGATTCCTGAAGCCGATGTGAAGTATGTGAACTCGACCAAGAAGGGTCAGGAGGCGTTTGCCCAATTGCACAAGGGAGACGCTGGCTGGTATTTGATTAGCCCTGAGTATTTTCGATCTATGCATTGGGCTGGCATAACCCCCGACTTGGCTGTGTTTGACGAAGTTCACCGTGCGTCTAATCGTAAGAGCAAGACGGCGAAGATGTTGCACACTTTGAAGGCGAAGCGTCGGATTGGTATGTCTGGCACGATTGCTGGCAACCGCGTGGAGGGCTTTTGGGCTGTGTTGCGTTGGGTTTACCCTGAGGTGGCTACTCGTTCGTTTTGGGCGTGGGCTAACAAGTATTGTCAGATTGTTGACGATTTTTGGGCTGGCAAAACTGTTATGGGTGAGAGGATTCCTGGCTCGATTGTCAGCGACATCCCTTGCTACATTCGTCACTTGAAGCGTGAGAAGTGTTGTGAGTTTCACCAAGAAGGTATGGATGCAGATTTGCCAAGTATGGTGACGATTGAGCGCACCGTGCAGTTGGGCGCGGAGCAGAAACGTATTTACAAGAAGATGGAGCGTGACCTGTTTGTTTTCCTTGAAGGCAACCCTTTGGTTGCGGAAGTTCCGATTGCCGTTCGCGTTCGCTTGCGCCAAATTACTTTGGGAACGCCGTCTATATCTGAGAGCGGTGAAGTGTTTTTTGATGTTGATTGCAAATCGACGAAACTCGATGAACTATTTACTATCATCTCTGACCATCCCGAAGGCGAGGCAATGCTGATTCTGACCCATTCGCAGAAGTTTGCGAATGTGGTTACGAAGCGTCTGGAGGCGAGTGGCAAGTCTGCTTTCGAGTGGTCTGGTCAGGCTTCCCAAAAGTTGCGTGACGAGGCTCTGACCCAGTTCATCGCCGGTGACATCCAATACATTGTTGGTGTTATTTCGGCTATTGGCGAGGGCACAGATGGCTTGCAGGAGCGCGCCAGCGTTGTTGTGTGGTTGTCTAAGGATGATAACCGTTTGTTGAATGAGCAAGCCGCCGGTCGTCTCGATCGACGAGGGCAGAAGGGTTCGGTTGTGTCTTATGAGATTTTGGCTGAAGACACTTATGATGAGGGTCAGTTGTCTAAGTTGATTTTAGACCAGTTGGCTATGAATGAAAGTTTGAGAGGAGAACTAAATGTTTAGATGGTTGCTGAATTGGTGGTATAAGCCGATTATTGTCGGTCCAGATGCTACTGATGATGAATTGCCATATGAGGCGCGTAGCACTTGGGAGCGTTTAGACGACGCTTATGGGTTTGACGATGAAGAAGACTAGGGATACGATGTTATTTATGTCTGTTGGGCAGAAGCACATTATGGGCATTGGCACGCAACACGAGCGTCGTCGAGTGTTGGACATCATCAAGAAGGTTCACAGCGGAAAAACCCATTCTTTGGGTGTCAAGTGTGACTGGTGTGTTGTTGTTGAAGAAATTGAGAAGGGTAAGTAAATGGAGAAAAAGGTTTTAGATAATGGTTATGTCCGGTTGGTTGATGTTTTGGGCAACGACTTGTCTGTTGTCAACGCTGCTAGAGTTTCTTATGATAAGGAGTCAGTTGAGTTTGCTGACCGAGATGCTGGGCTTCTAAAGTTCCTAATTCGTGAGGGTCACACTTCGCCATTTCGTCACGCTGCTTTGACTTTTGAGGTTTATGCGCCACTCTTTGTTGCGCGTCAATGGTGGAAATACGCTGTTGCTTCGACGCACATCGACGACCAGAATGGCTGGAATGAGTCGAGCCGTCGCTACATTACTGAGCAGGAGGAGTTTTATGTTCCGGACTCTCTAGGCTGGCGATCGAAGCCGGAGAACTCGAAGCAGGGTTCTGGCGCACCGCTCGATATGGAAACTGGAATGATGCTTACCGCCGACCTGATGTATCACATTGAGTCTGGTGTGGAGAAGTATCAGCAGGCGATGGAGGTTGGTGTCGCACCGGAGTTGGCTCGATTGTTCTTGCCGGCTTATGGAATGTATGTTCGTTGGCGTTGGACTGCTTCGTTGCAGGGTGTTATGACATTTTTGGACCAGCGTCTCGGGCACGATGCTCAGGTTGAGATTCAGGATTATGCCAAGGCTGTTCAAGAACTCTCGCACTCAGCGTTCCCAAAGACCTTCGAGGTTTTGGAGAGTCTGTAATGAAGAACGATGCAGTAAACCATCCCGTGCATTACACCAGCGACCCTAGTGGTGTTGAGTGCATCCAGATTACTCGTCACCGCAACTTCAACATTGGTAACGCTATCAAGTATTTGTGGCGCGCCGGTCTAAAAGATGGCAATAGTAATACCCAAGACTTGCGAAAAGCGGTATGGTATTTACAGGATGAAATTAGACGCATCGAAGGAGAAGGCTAAGTGACTGAAACAGAGGCTATCCGTCAGAATTATGAGTTGGGCGTGTTGGCTGGTGAGGCTAGAGAGCAACAGCGCATCATCAAGTTGCTAGAAGCACAATGCGCCTGCCGAACAGTAATGAGGAATGGCTATATGGGGAATCTTATCTGCCCTGCTCATACTCACATCGTTCTTATCAAAGGAGAGAAGTAATGACTAACGAAGAAAAGAACCTAGAGTCATTGCACATTCACATCGAAGGATTGCAAGCAACACTAACTAAACGTAACGCTCGCATCACTCAACTAGAAGCACAAGTTTCAGAGTTGATTGCGAACCCTGAGGCGGGGGCTAAAGAAACTAAGGCTTACAAGGCTGGATGGAAAGCCTGCGCAAATCACCTACAAGACGCTAGTCGCAAGATGGCGTATCAACTGCGCGAGATTGACAAGCAAGCGTTCAGAATCTGGCTAGAAGGAGAGAAGTAAATGATTGAGATCGAACTCACTCAAGAGCAAGTGAAACTTTTGTTTCCAGCACTCAAACAAGCAGAATCTGCTTACACGCAGGCTGGAGAATGGAAGGCTTGCAAAGAGTTAGACAAGTTGCACCGGGAACTGCACAAACAGATTTTCACATACGGTCAAGTAGAGGAGGAATAAAATGAGCGAACAAGAGTCATTGCGTCAAGGGATAATGCTTGGTAAGCAGACAATGCAGAGCCAAGTAATTTCAATGTTTGAATCTATGAAGTCAACTGACAAAACCGACACCGACTACTCGATGGCTAATGTGATAACAATCACCGAAGCAATCGAAGCGGTGAAAACTATTACCAAATGAGGCTTTTAGATCTTTTTTGTAAAGCCGGTGGCGCAAGTCGAGGTTATGAACTTGCAGGCTTTACTGAAATTGTTGGCGTAGACATCAAGAAGCAAAAACGCTACCCATACACCTTCATAAAAGCCGACGCTTTAGAGATTATGAAAGACTTAGATTTTCTTCGATCTTTCGATATGATTGCCGCGTCTCCACCGTGCCAAACCCATTCGCGCACCAAGCATTTGCGTGACGCACAGGGTGGGACAACTAAAAAGATCGACCTCATTCCGCAAACACGCGAAGCCCTGATTGCTAGCGGTGTGCCATACATCATCGAAAATGTTGAAGGTGCACCGCTAATAAATCCGGTAACTTGCTGCGGCAGTTCGTTCAACTTGAGCGTTCGCCGTCATAGAATCTTTGAATCTAACCTGCACTTGGAAAGTTCAATCTGCGACCACAAGTCACAAGGTAAACCAATCGGGGTTTATGGCAGAATGAACGACCACGCGCAAGGGCTAGACAAGACTACCGGCAAATATGTCTACGGTGGAAAAACCGCAACAAGCCTCGAAGAGGCGCATACTGCTATGGGAATCGATTGGATGATTTGGACAGAAATTATCGAAGCAATCCCACCGGCGTATACAGAATTTCTTGGCAAGCAAGCAATAACTCAGATTAAGGAAAAATAATGCAAGTAACCGTTTGGACAACCAGCAACTGCGTGCAGTGCATGCAAACCAAGAAGCAGTTTGACAAGTTTGGTATCAAGTATGAAGAGAAGTCGCTTGAAGACAACATTGAGCAACTTGAATCATTCAAGGCGCAAGGTTTCGCATCTGCCCCGATCGTGCAGGCTGGGCTAATTACTTGGAGCGGTTTCCGCCTCGATCACATCAAGGATGTTGAGCACAAGTTGTTTGGAGAAAAAAGAAATGGCTAAAACCGAAATTGACCTGTTGCAGGGTTACATTGATTGGCAGAATGAAAAGCGTTTCTCGGCACAGGAGATACTAAGCCCGGAACGTTACCTCGAAGAGGTTGAGTTGTCTAGAAAATCTCAGGCTGTTGATAAGGCTCTGCTAATGATTGAAGCCTACGGCAATCAGGGCATTGACTGGAATCAAGAAATGATTAACCACCTAGCCCTCATCTTGAAGGGCGAAGATGAATGATAACGTTGCTCGTTATTAGTGCCCTTGTTGGCTTCATCGGCGCTGTGTTGTTCTTGCTTTTTTCGTTCGCAAGCATTATGTTTGATGATAACGACACACTCGAACATTTGAAAGAATAATGGCTAAGTCAGATAACTCACCAGAACCAATCTATTTCGGTATCAAAAAAGAGGCTTTGCGAGCAAAGCAAAAACTTGAACAGGGAATGGACGAATATCCGAACTTCCCTTGCCGAGATAACCCCGCGCTATACATGGACTATGACGACTACCTTCTTGAAGACGACGAAGTAGAAGTTCCGCCAAGTCGCACACCCGGAGAAGTTTTCATGCTCTGCGCCTTGTGCCCAATCATCGATCTTTGCTACGACTTCGCTAAAGCAAACGACGAAATTGCCGGCGTTTGGGGTGGCACTGATTTCGGAGACCGAAATAACAAGAAGCATGGGAAATTATTTTAATAGGCTACTTGACAACAGGTGAGTAAATAACTAAACTGAATTTGAAAGGAGAAATATGATTCAGAACACTAGAATTCGTGACATTGCTGTTGAACTATTGAAACAGCAATCGGATCGAGACAAGCAAAAAAACATCGGTGCGTCAGACTTTAGCGACCCTTGCGCATACCACGTTGCAAAGAAACTACTGCGAGAACCAGAACAGCCATCAAAGTATTGGCTGGGGGCAAAGATTGGCACAGCCATCCACTCGCACCTTGAGGACGCGATGGAGAAGGCTGACTATGTTTCAATGCCAGAGTTGACTCATCGCGCCGTAGAACAAAAAATTTATCTTGGCGAACTCGAAGGCTACGGAAAAATCAACTCCAAGCCTGACCTTGTGCTACTTGACGACAACCACCTCGTCGACTGGAAAACTAGTAGCCGGGAGAAAAGTCGCAAAATGCAACGAGTGCTTTTCGAAAACGCTGAACTGCCAGACATGCAATACACGCTCGAAAAGTATTACACCCAGACGCAAATCTATGCGTGGGGAAAAAACAAGGCAGGCCATGACATTGACGGTCTATCAATCGTTTTTATAAACCGTGAAGGCACAACAGAAAACGATGTGTGGGCTTGGACATTCGAATATGACCCAGAGCACGCGCAGACCGCTTGGGACCGCCTAGAAGCCATCTGGAAGGGTTTACAAGCCAACCCAGACCCATCGCAGTTCGATCGACACGACCACTGCTTCAAATGTAAGGTGACAGACCCAGCATGAAACAACTAAAAATCGCAATGGCAATAACCTGCGTCATCGTAGTATCATTCCGGATACTAGTAGGCGCACTACTAATAACAGCATCATACGAACTAGACACATATTTTCTGAGGCTACTTGCAATCTGCTCAGGAATGTGGATAATAGTTCTTGCAGGAAGAAAAGTATTCACATTTACAAAGGCATACAAGCAATTGTTTGCACAAAGTGAATAGAATATGGTAGTATCTAAAACACACACACATGAAAGGAGAAGTCATGTCAGCAACGACACCACTTCCAACACTTAGTTTCGCTAAGTTGATTCACAAGGCAGAAGCCTTGAACGCACCAAAGACCATTCTGATTTACGGCGATGCTGGGCGCGGTAAGACTTGGCTTGCCGCCTCAGCAGCCGAAGTAGAAGCATTGTCACCTGTGCTACTCATCGACGTTGAAGGTGGAGCATCTGCTGTCGCCCGAGACTTCAAGGAGATCGATGTAATCAACGTCGCAAACCACGAACAGTTCGCTGTCGTAATCAACGACCTGATTAACATCAAGCACAAGTACAAGACGGTAATCATCGACACCCTAGGTGTTGAGATGGACCGAGCAGAGAAGTTCTTTAGCGAAAAGCCGGAGAACAAAACCAACAAGTTTGGTAGCTGGGCAGACCTCAAGGTCTGGGTGAACGACACCGTTCGTGCACTGCACTCAGCACCATTCCTGTCAATCATCTTGACCCACGCAGAAGACCAGAAGAATGAGTCAACTGGCGCAGTCAAGACAGTACCAAACATTCCGGGCGGTTCCAAGAAAGACCTGCCAGGTATTCCGGACATCATCGGTTACATGACCGTTGAGAAGACGGAGAACGGTGTCAAGCGAGCACTCGTAGTAGATGCGTCTGACCGCCTCGTCACCAAAAACCGCTTCAACTTGCCACCAGTAATCTTGGAGCCAAGCATGAAGAAAATCATCACACTAATCAACAAAGAAGGAGAAGCGAAATAATGTCGCTCGTCATCAACATTCCAGACAACCTACCAGCATCTGGAAACAAGTCATCACCAGTCCCAGCAGGCAACTATGCTGCAACCGTCTACGAAGTTAAGGCCGAGACCGTAAAGTCAGGCGCTAACGCAGGTAAGCCACGCTGGAACGTTCAGCTACGCCTATCAGAAGGCCAGTACGAGAACCGTCGAGTCTTCGCATACGTTCCACTGTATGTTGCAGGCGACTTCTGGAAGACCCAGTCTTTCTTCGAGGCTCTCGGCTACGACATGAAGGGCGCATTCTCTGTGCCTGAGGTGTCAGACATCCTTGGCAAGCCACTGACCGCACGCCTAACTGTTCGTGAAGCAGAAGGTCAGTACGAGGCCGAGAACAACGTTGCAGGTTTCAACGCACCAAAGGCAGCAGGCTCATCAGCCACTGTAACAACTGTGGCTAACGCTACGGACCTTTGGGTTAACTAACCAAATGGGCAGTCCTGAACAAGACTTAAAACTGTTCACAAGCCCCCACTGGTGTTATGCGGAGTTTCCTCCTTTCGACGCATAGACCGAGTTCGATTCTCGGCCGGGGCACGAGAACCGCATATTCTCGAGCAAAACGATAATGCAATATGGGTAAGTAACTAGCTCGAACTGGTTACTTATAGCTCTGATTTGGTGATTACTGGATTCATAACCCAGGGTCCCGTTCGATTCGGGAACAGAGCACGATAGAGAGTAATCCGCTCTATTCGGGTGTAGTTGTCGAAACGAACTACCGGGTCCAGTAACCGACACAGCTGGGGTGGGGCGATACCAAAGAGCCAAAGGGTTGGTCACCTCGCAAGAACGACTGAGGGAT